CAGATGATGGGTGATCCCACATCTTTTCCCCCTCTTATGCTACATACATTATATGCAGCAACAGAGGTCCTTAAAGTTCATCCTTACACAAGGAAAGAACGACAAAGGAAGTACCATCCTGGTCTCCGGAGGTCAGATCCAGTACTGAAAGGGGTGGGCGATGATGCCCAAAAGCCCCGCTGGACACCCGTGCGACGTAAATTATACGATCGCATCTTCTGTGACTTGGGAGGACGTTTGTCCCCTGGAAAGTGCTTTTTCCACCCAAGTAGAAGCATCATTGCCGAGCTCGTTTACGAGCACGGAAGAGGGGTACCAGCATTCAGTACTTCGGTATTGGTGGCGCCGCCTGGGGGTTCCAAAGGTACAATTACCTGGAACAATCAATCTGCCGCAATGGCAGGTGACCCTGGACGGTTTCAACGCCGATTGAGCAAGTCGCTCTGGCGTAATTCCCCGTATTATTATACGTGGAGATTAGCAGATCGACTTGGCTTACCAATTTCTGCTGAGGCAGCTTATGGAGGAGTGGCAATACCACTCGTTCCTAAGCGTAGCCTCACAGATAACGTAGCATGGCTACAGTTCCTGTCACAAGCCAAGGTAGAAGACCTTGTTGCTGGACTGGGACTGGCTATTGGTCAGCAGTCTAATTCAAGTTATCTTGATAAGGCCGCTCGCCAGTGGTTAAGAGATGTAATTGATACTTCCCAAAAGGAGAAGTCTATTACTATCTTATCCCCATGCGCGTTGTCGGACGAGGCAATGATCAGGACATCACTTGGTGATGCCTATCGATCAGCCCTCGGCCGGGTCCGGGGAACGGAGTTTTATATCCGTCCACCCCCCGTTTTGAGTACGGTCCATAATCCTAGTGTTAGGATTGCAGTCCGTAAGTTCCAACGGAAAGTAAGGAAAGCCGTGAGGACCCCTATCAGGGGCTATTCTCAGACTATCCAAGACTTGGACCGCAAGACGTCGCAATATTTTGCGACGGGGGCAGGTTTCCTGCCTAGTCCTTGGAATCCTACTCCCTCTTCGGCATATGGCCTTGAGCGGGGTAAGGAGGTGAAGGTACGCTATATAGCGCCCTTCCTCCGAGGAATAGGCTAGAAAAGCCCATCGCCTAAGCAAGCGTTAAACTGCCACTCGCAC